GGACCTGCAACCATGCTCACTTCCCCCCGTCTAAACGCTATCTGCTGCTCAGCAAGTGAGCGCCACACCGTAGGTAATGTGGCACCCCCTTGCGAGGCAGTCTTGATAGCACGGGATAAACGGCGCATGTACTACGCGTTTACTCGGTTATTACAAGCCTGACCCTGAGGTAGTGGGCATGTATAGAAAGCGCGATAAGGTTTTCCTGTTGACTTTGAGATACCAGCCTTAACTAAACGCATCGGCGCTCCACCACATGCTCCACCTGTGCAAGACGGTGCTGCAGTAGTTGGTGCTGGTGCATAACCCTGTGCAGCAGGCTGTGCATACTGTGCTGGCTGTGCGTGTGCAGGCATTGGTGCTGCACCTTGGTTAACTACCTCTGCTCCAGGAAATACAGTCTTAACTGTAGCCATGGATTCAGTGGTTGTCTCAAGGTCAATCAATGTAGCAAGGCGTTGAGTCAAGCCATCAATCAGTAAGTCAAGTTCAGCAACATCGCTAGCGCGAAGGTTGATGAGCATGCCATCCTTCTTTGTCTTGAAGTTGATTTGAATTGCTGCGTTTTCGTTACTCATTTGTTTCTCCTAGTTCGGGGTACATGTGTGAATCTTCACCTTTTACTGCATAGCATGCCTTGTTGACAGAACAAGTACCACACATGAAACCTGGCTGTGGGATAAAGATGTTGTTGTCAACGGCAATCTTGAACCCGCTTACCCATTGTGCAAGGCGTGGTTCTGTGTAGTGCGACAGGTCTACTGGAGGTGTTAACTCACCAGTACGAGCCATGAAGTATGCCCCCAAGGTAGGGCGGATTCCCAGCAACTTCTCAGTCATGATGGCATAGGTGCCTAACTGAGTGAAGGCTACTGGTGGCTTGCTAGATGTCTTGATGTCCACCACGACAAGTTCGCCTGTTGGCGCAACCATAAGGCGGTCAAGAAATCCTTTCATGTTTACTCCACCAACCTCCACATTGAGTTCGGTTTCGATAGCAGGTGCTCCGTCTGGTAGGTGGTACATCTGGTACCCACTGTCCTGTCGGAACTGAACCCAGAAGTCAAGCATCTTCGGTCCATTATCTAACCACCAAGAAGTATCTTCTTTATTTGGATACGCCTTGGTTGCTCTACCACCAGCACGGAACTCCATGCCATTGTCAGCCAACTTGTAGTTCTCATCCCAGCGTTGTTTAAACACAGCAGTGGTATCAAACGGGCTACCCAACGGTAGTTCATCGTAGATTTCTGTACCTTCATGCAAGGACTTGCCACCTACTAGCCAGTAGGATGGGTTCTCAGCGACCTTCTGAATACGGGATAGATAATACGACCAGCCACAGTTAAGCCATGTTGACATTGCACTGTGGGAGATGTAGTTCTTCCCAGTCTTTTCTTCTAGTGTCATGTTTCTCCTTTGCAATAGAGGAGTTTACTACACAATGTCTCATCTATTCTGCGACACGCCGATGAATTACATCCGTGTAATTTTTTAAAAAGTTGATTACACTCCTGTTCGTGATGAACTGGTTAAGTCTATCTAGGCTCAAGCGGAAGCAGAAGTCTAGCATGCTGGCTAACTATCGTGGTATTCCCACGCATGTTTGTCCTTGTGGCTCACGACTTTTTAAAGTCGGCTGCATGTTTGAGGATAATGAAATTTCGCTTTGGTTCACTGATGCAGAGTGTGCATTGTGTGGCGCACAAGTAACAGTACCTACTCCTGCGGATGGTGAAGATGCCACAGTATGACTTTCAATGCAACGCCTGCAATGTAGTGCAGGAACTGCATCTATCAGTTAACGAGTCAAGCAATGTGCCAACATGTAGCCTGTGTGAGGGTGACATGCGGCGTGTATTCACGCCACCTGCTGTGCACTTTAGAGGTCCAGGGTTTTACAAGACTGGCGGTTAGTGCTATAATGATTTTGTCATAGGCGATTGGGGAAGTTGTCTATGGCTCTTTGAGGGAATAAAGCAAAAAAGCCCCCGCTCTTAGATTTCTCTAAGGCGGGGGTTCTTTTGTTTAAACTGTATTACTTTGAGCCGCGACCAAACTGTGTTGCTGATGGGTCAAGCCACTTAAGTAGTGGACCTGCAAAGCCTGCAAGGGCTGCAGCAGCAAGAGTCTTAAGGTCTGTCTCACCAGCAAGGTAAAGTGCAATCGCAGCAGATGCCGCAGCACGGAACCATGTCAGTCCGAGTTGCTTAAATTGTTCCATTGTTTCCTCCTCGTTTATTTTGTACCGTGCAATTTGCAACAGGTACAAACCTCTGTCTTGTATGCCTTTTTAGCAGGCACGGGTGTTACCTTGGCAATAACTTGATTAACAATCTTAGGTTGATTCATCCACCAAAACCACGGAGAAGTATCGGTAGCCATAGCGGACTCAATAGAAATATGTAGATGCTTATTATGAGGATTACTCCCAGTGTACCGTCTGTTTCCCAACTTGGACTTTTCTCTGGACCAGATTTTTCCTTTGAAGATAAGGTACTTGACACGCTTATCCTCTTTAAGTTTCTCAAAAATTTCTTCACAATCAATACCGTGCTTCGGGTCGTGGGTTAGGTCAACTGCAAGACCAGTGTTATGGTCGCTGACTGGACTCTGCTTGAGATGAGCGTTCGATGGGAGAAGCCCATCGCTGGCTTTCATACGCAATGGTGCTATCGCTGTGGCTTGGCGTAGGACAGCAACTGCGGCAGGTGTGGCTTTCTTGGCAACAGATTTCATTTAGATTCATCTTCCTTCTTCTTACCCTTAAGTCCATTGGCAGATACGATTCCTGCCAGCGTTCCAGTAAGGAACACAGTCAGTGTAGATACAAGGTCAATGAAGGCTGCATCATTAGGTGCTTGCTTCATTGGTTGTGTTACAAATACCAATGCCCATAACAGGGCAAATACAGAACCAGCAAATACAATGGCTAAGATGATTCCAATACTGACAATCAATCTAGCGTGTAGTTCTTCTGCTGTATATCTTTCAGGGCGTTTCATCAAATACCTCTGGTAATAAATCGGAGGAACAGGTGCCAGTTACTTCACATTGCGGAGGGTTGCACTCAGGCTTTTCCCAATTCTCAAACTCTTGACATGGGTATCTCACCCAACCTTGGTAACCACAACCACTAAGAGTTATTGCGAGTAAGAAGGATGCGATAAATTTCTTCAACCTGTCGCTCCAATCTATTGACCGAATCTTTTAGGCTTGTGCCAGAGTTAGGCTTAAGTTCGTATAGGTAATGCTTAACTAACCAGCGCACTGATGTAGCAAAAGCAGCAACAAGGGTACAAACGGATACGGCTAAACCTAGCCACTGAGCAGGAGTCATTTATTTTCCTTATGTATTATACGACAGTACGAGCAACTACTTGAATGATTCCACCATAGCCAGAGAAGTTTCCGTTAGGTGGTGTTGTGCGGGTAAATGTAACCTGCTCAACTACTGCTTCAATGGGTTCTCCACCAGCAGTAAAGTCCTGAATGATGAGCGTTTCGCCCAATGCTTCCATCTGTTCCAACGCTTGCAAGCGAGCAAGTGCATAGCCTTGGAAGCCAATGATTTGCTTGTTGCGGTCAGTCTCTTGGTCAAAGCAGAAGATAGGAATCTGTAGCACACGAGCACGGGTAGGTGTAGGCAAAGCCTTGACTGAGTATCCGTAGATAACAGCACCAGTTGTTGCGCTTGTATCGTTTCTGTTTAAACGGAATTTAAACTGTGCTTCTGCAGAAACCGTAGAAAATACTGGTGCTAAATCGTAGTCGTAGATTTCAGTTGTTCCCTCTGGGATTGTCTGAAACGCTATGTCTGTTCCATCAATAACGCGGAACATATCTATGTCGCCTTGTAGTGTGCCTTCAATGCGTAACTTAATGCGCTTCCATGCTTTGTTCTCAAAGGTATCAAAGCGGATAATGCCAGTTGTTATTTCGCCTGACTCAACATAATCTGTTTGCGACTCACGCCACATTCCAGAGTTCTCAATAGTAAATGCTTTATGCCCATTAGCAAATGTAGCAATAAACCATACAGCACCAGTTGCACCAGTTGCATAAACATCTTTGGCGTATGCATACTTGCCGTTGCCTAATGGAGAGCCAAGGTTGATGCGAATAAGTCCTGAGTATCCATCTACTTCACCTTTAACCCCAGCAAAAATGTATTCATTGCTGGCAGTAAATGCGTGGATGTCACTGGCTGATTCGTATACGAGTGGACCATACGATAGGTTTCCGCTTGCATCTGAGATTGCAATACGCACGCCTCGGCTAGTGCCAAGTGCTACAAATGTTCCAAGGTACCCATACATACCAGTAAGGCGTTCACCTCTTGGTAGCACAAGTACTGTGGTCATGGTGCTTAAAGCGCCAGTGTTGTCAACAGCAATTTTCATGGCTATTCCTTCATCGCCAGAAAATCCACCAACATAAATGGCTGCACTAGATTCTGTTATACCCATAAAAGAAAAACCAATAGGTAAAGTTGCACTACCATTAACAGCGGTAAGTGTGCTTAAGTTAATACTTGAGCCAAGGTTACGAACTAACTCATAGACAAATGTATTTTTATTAACATCTGTATAGCCAAGCATGAAGCGTTGCTTCACATAAGATATACGCGCTGATGCAGCGTTTGCTGTATTGATTGCATAGTCTTGATGCAGAGCAGGAGTTCCTTGGTCAAATGAGTAGCGCCATACTTTCGTAGGCGTAACCATCATCAAGTCATTACCACCCATAGCAGCCCAAAGAATTGCCTCTGTGATTTGACTGTTGTTAATAACTGTTGTTGATGAACCAGCAGTAGTAGTCAGCGTTACACGGGCTGTAACTGCTGCTGAGCCAGTGACTTTAACAAGATACTCAGTTCCACTAATGATGGTTGAGAACACGCCAGAGAGGGCAGTAGATGCCTGTGTAAGGCTTGTAGAGTGGAGCAGACTCAACTGTCCTGGAGTCCATGGGTCTACACCTACTGAGTCAGAGAACTGAAACTTAACTTCCTCAGTTGTGCCAACGATAGGCTCTTGATATGTGATGCCTCCACCTAAATGAAAGGATGACTGTGAACGAATCCAGTAGCCTGAGCCAGACAGTGATTGCTCACCTGGGTCACGGGCATTGTCAAAGCGTTGCGTACGAAACTCTGCAGTCTGACGGCGGAATGGTGTGCTGTCTGTAATGCCATAGATAAACGGCATGCCACCAATAGCAACATCAAACTTGTAAGTTGTTGGGTCATAGTATGCAGCGGTGCGACCAGATAGGTCAATGACTACGCGCTCGGATATATCGGGTGGTCTTGATGCCACTATGTCTCCTTAGTTAGAAAAAGTAATTGAGCAGTTTGAATCCTTGCTCAGGGATAGTCTATTTAAGCAGGCAGAATTGGTGTGGATTGTTCCGCTTGCTCTTGGTCATAGACAGATTTAGGCATTGTTAATTGCGAACCATCTTCGCGTTCAATTAAGACATACTCAATAACGCCTTTAAGTGTTTCAATCTCAAAAGTTATCATAGTTCTGCACTCCATCCGATATAAGAATTAGCGTTGTTTCCGTATGCTTCTGCAACATCTCCAGCGGTTAAAACTGAGGTGCCGTGTGTGTAAGTCACAGTCGTAGTTGTTGGAGTTGCGTAGGTAATTGCCCAAGTTCCAGTATTTACTGTGCCACCTGTTCGCGGAATTGAAACAGTAAGATTTTGAGTAACTAATCCAGTTGGAGTTGTACGGATTTGCACGGGATTGATTAATGTATATCTTACTGATGTTCCCGAATATACCGCACCTGTAGTAAAGAAATTAACGCCTAAGGCATTTTGATAGTAATACCTTTGACAAGCGGCTAATTCTCCTTGGATTGTTGCGCCAGCGCGTGAGAATTGTGTGGCTACTGAACCGACCTCTAGTTGAACACCAGTTACTTCATAATAATCAGCAGCCCCAGCAGTACCGACAGGCACATTACTAAGTTGTAGTCCAACCTCTGTTGCAGTTGCCGCGATTGTTGCCGTATAGGTAAATCGTTGCCAAGTGGTTGTTAATGTTGCGGTGTCACTTATGACATTTGTCGAACCTGTGTAACCTGCTGTAATAACATTTTGGTCTGTTCCAGTGCCACTTCTTAAAAGAACTGAAAGCGCATTTGAAGCAGTTGAATAATTAGCACCTGCTCGCGCATAAAAAGAAAGAGTCACAGTCTTGCCAGCCAAAGGAATTGAGTTGACAGTTTCTAAAGATTGTCCAAGATAAATTGTATTGGTCGCAGTATTTCCGCTATCGCGCTGAACTCTTGCACAATACTGAATAAAAGGCAGATTAGTTGTATCGCCAGTTACTTGTCGGCTAACCGTTGAACCTGCAACCGCCCGATAACCTTGCCAGCGGTCTGAGGTATAAGCGCTAGTCGTCAAGGCAATAGAAGTTCCACGCTGCCAAATGTCCATACCGCCGTTGATAAAGAAATTGCGACCAGCAGCCATTGAACCTTGATAGCGCAAGCCTGTTGAAGTGGAACTATCTGCTACGAGTGTCTCGCCATTAGACCCAGCCGCAAGACGGCTAAAGGTATCTGCTCCAGTACCAGCAACAAGGTCACCCTTGGCATCAATAGCGGTAGCCATTGTATTGGTAAGTGTTACATCTCCCGATGTACCACCACCTGTTAATCCTGTACCTGCTGTTACGCCTTGAATGTCAGCAGATGCATTGTCTGCATTTACGCGGGCTTTAGTCATTGGTTACCTCTGGTTCTAGTGCTGCAAGTCTTGCTTCCATCATTGCAGTATTTTCATTTGCTATACCAATTTCGTATAGGTAATCAAGAGTTGGTGCAGTAAATGTTGCTCCATCGTATGTTGACCACATAGCAGGGATAGTTTCTCCTACCCATACAGCATCATCAAAACCCTGCTCTTGCGCTACCGCATCTGCCAATGCCTCATCTTGTGAGGCAAAGACTGCAATGTTTGCAACTCTGTTGTCTTTAAGAAATACATAGTGTTGTTCCATAATTAACTCCAATAAGTAACTCGTGCATAACCTGAACCACCTGCGCCACCTGGAGCACCACCACCACCTGTGCCAGCACCGCCACCGCCACCGCCTGTATTGGCAGTTCCTGCAGTACCTGCGCCATCATTGGCTCCGCCGTTTCCACCGCCTGATGAACCAGTACCAAAAGATGTGCCAAGATTGAGTCCTGCCCCGCCACCTCCGCCGCCTGCAAAACCACTAACGCCTGCACCGCCTTTGCCCGCCCAACCATAGGAAATGCTAATGGAAACACCGCCACCTCCGCCTTGGCTGCCATTTCCACCTGATAGAATATTTGCAGCACTCAGTGCTGAGCCAGCAATTGCGTCTCCACCGCCTTCTCCTGCACCGCCGCCGCCGCCACCAGCGCCACTGCTACTAGCAAAACCACCACCGCCACCGCAGCCGCCTGCTAATCCAGTGGCGTTATGACGACCACCGCCACCTCCAGTTGCCGTGGCTAGTGCACCAAAAGTTGTATTGCCACCGTTACCGCCAGCATTACCACCTGATGCCCCTGCGGTTCCGCCAGCGCCAATGGTTACTGTATATGCAGTATTAGGAACAACTGTTAAAGTTCTTGAAACAATACCACCGCCGCCGCCACCGCCGCAGCCGTGTCCGCTACCTGAGCCACCGCCACCCCCACCGCCACCAGCAACCATAAATAGTTCAATTGTTGTGACATTTGCAGGAGCAGTCCAAGTTCCAGTGGAAGTTATTACATCTACCTTTTGAGTTAATGCTGCTGCGCTTGGCGCAGGAAATACTGATAGACCCATATTAAGATACCTCAATTCCGCTAATGTGGAAGTTAATTGATGTTGCAGATGCTCCACCAGTAATAACATTTGTAGCAGCAAGTACTTGCTTAAGGTCAATGTATACTGTTGTATTTGCTGCAATCGCTGCTGTTGTATGCAGTGCAGTACCAGCAAGTCCTAATGTAAAGGTACCTGCAGTTCCTGCTGTATTAGTCACAGCAATGCTGCTTACGATTGTTGTTGTAGCAGAAGGAACTGTGTAAAGAGTTGTTCCTACTGTAGTTGTTGCTGCTCCACGGAACAGCGCCTTGGTTGTTGTTGGCATTACTTACTCCCTTTCTTAGAGTGCGCCCATTAAAATTAAGGCTAGTTCGTCTGTTAAACTTCCAGGACCATTTGTTCCACTTAGAACTATGTCTCCAGTTGTAGTGATAGTTCCGCTTGCAGTTGTTGTTCCTGTAATTGTTGCATTACTCAGCGTTAAAGCGGTAACTGTTGACACAGTTGTACCAGAAGTAATTGTTGTTGTTCCTAGTGTAGGTGCTGAGTAACCAGCAGCAGGTGTAACCCAAGTTACGCCAAGTGCTGTTGTAGATGCAGCAGTAAGCACTTGACCATCAGTTCCTACTGAAAGTTTACCTGGTGTATCTGCACTGCTTGCTACAATTAAATCACCCTTAGCATCAAGTATGCTATTAGGAATTGCTGTTGCAACATCAAATGCTGTAAAGGTAATAATTTCTAGCACATCACCTGATACTAGCGCTGGGCTTAGTGAGGCAATGCTTGTGCCGTTAGTTGCCGTGTAGTCTTGAGAACGAACAAGCAGTACACCATTAAGGTATACCTGCTCCTTGCCTACCAAATACGATAGCGTTACGCCGTTGTCATCTGGACCAGACTCTGAGGTTTCTCCGCCTGCTGCTGTGTAGCGGTAGCGGAAGATGTCTGCAGTTGAGGAGATACTTCCCCAAGCAGAACCCTTCCAAACATACATAGCATTATCTACTGTATTCCAGTAAAGAGCACCAGTAATAAGTGGGTTACCGTCATTATCCACTGTAGGCGGAGTTGACTTAGAACCTAAGTAACGGTCATCGAACTCATCATAAGTTGTTGCTGCACTTGTTGCCGATGTAGCAGCAGATGCAGCACTTGTCGCTGCAGCAGATGCGGAAGCAGCAGCAGCCGATGTTGAGGCTGCAGCAGATGAAGCAGAAGTTGCAGCAGAGTTAGCGCTAGTCAAAGCAGATGATGCACTGGTTGCCGCAGCGGTAGCAGATGCACTTGCATTAGATGCCTGAGCAATAGCAATAGATGCAGCGCTATCTGCGCTTGTAGCGCTTGTTGCTGCTGCTGTTGCAGATGCTGCTGCACTAGCAGCACTTGTTGCTGCTGCCGTAACAGATGCTGCTGCAGATGTTGCTGATGTTGCTGCAGCCGTTGCGCTTGCAGCAGCGCTAGTTGCACTTGTTGCTGCTGCGCTTGCTGAGTTAGCAGATGCTGTTGCTGATGCTGCAGCGCTTGTAGCGCTGGTAGCAGCAGCAGTTGCAGATGCAGCAGCACTGGTTGCGCTAGTTGCTGCAGCAGTAGCAGAAGCCGCTGCTGAGGTTGCACTTGTAGCAGCAGCACTTGCGCTAGTAGCAGAAGCAGATGCCGATGATGCGGCAGCAGAAGCACTAGCAGCAGCGCTTGTGGCTGATGTGGCTGCTGCTGTTGCACTGGCTGCAGCAGAGGCTGCGCTGATAGCGGCAGATGTTGCAGAGCCAAGGATGCTATCTACATAAATCTTAGGTGTAGCAGATGAGTCAACCATGCCTGCGCTAGATAGACCAGTGATGACTGGACTGCCTGAGATAGTAGGGCTGACAAAGGTTGCAGCAGATGCTGTGAATGAACCAGTCAATGTGCTAGTTGAGATAGTAGAACTTGTTACAGTTACAGAAGTAAATGTTCCACCAGTGACAGTAGCAGTTGAAGTTACTGCTCCACTGATAGTAGCGCCATTGATGGTTGGTGTTGTAAGAGTCTTTTGTGTAAGTGTTTGTGCTTTGAGAGTTCCAACGATTACACCATCGCCTGTTGCAATACCATGCACATGTGTCTGGTTTGCCGCATCAAGAATGATTTGGTCAATATCAAAACCACGAGCAGCAATATGGTTTTCTGACTCACGGAAGTCTCGACCTGATACACCATGGCGAACAACTGCTCCTGCGGAGTGTGCTACGCCCTGTGTGCCATCTGCACCACGGTATACGCTAAGTGTTGTACCTGAGCCTGCAAAGACTGTTAGTACTTCTTCCTTAGATGTATCTGGGTCAACGATAAGGGTGTATGGGTAGGAAGTTGGGAAACCGCTGACAGAGCCAACGATGAACGAGGTGTTTGCTGCACCTTGTGCCTGTGCTCCAATAGCACCTGATAGTGCTGTTTCGATTGCGGTTGAGGAGTAGTACCGTGCTGGGGAGCCTGGGTCGCCTGCTGCCATTTTTTAACCTATCTCTGGTAGTGGGAACGGATTGGATGTTGACGGCGTTGGTTGTCCGCCACTTCGTTTAAACGCTGCTGGTAGATGTTGTATAAGAATCTGGAAGCGTTCTGTCCAGAACCTACTGGTCGCACACCATCAATAAAGTCTGCAGATGCAGATTGAGGACCAAGGCGTGAAGGGTCCAAGAATGAAATCATGCGGAAGGCTGCGCCATAGATGACTACATCTTCTGAGTATGAAGGCATGCCAGTTGTTGTCTCATATACATCAGCGCCATTGACCATAAGGGTTGGGCGCTTTGAGTAGAACACATGCACTGTCTGTCCAGGCACAATGCCTGCGTAAACGCTAATGCTACGAGCAGTTGAATAAGCATCTGTATCTGCTGAGCGGTCTAAGTTGTAAGCACGCACTGGCATCCACTCTTTTGTTGGTCCTACTGTTGAGTAGGTAACACTGAGTGCGTTCTGGAAATCTGCAGGCAACTGGTATGTAGTACGGGCTGCAATAAATTTAAAGTCAAAACTGCCAGTAGCAAATACCATTGGGTACATGGCATCAATAGTGTTGTTAATAGCCTTCTTAATTTCATTGCGTGGGAACAATGGTGAGGCTGTTAACTTTGCGTTTTGAGCATGTGTTGCAGCGGTAGTACCACGCTGTCCACGACCCCACGGTGCAAGGGTAAGAGTGTTGGCTACATTGTCTGTGTTATTAACAAATACAATTTCATCATCAATCTGTACATAACCACGACCAATGCCTGATGCATCATAAACATAAAGAGTTGTTGATGTGGTTGTAGCACTGGTGGTAAGCCAAGTGCTTGGCTCAGTGTTTTCTGTGTAGCCATGCAGTACCGCTTCAACGCGGTCTGCTAGTTCATTAAATGTTGAACTCATAGGTCAATGCTCCTTAGGGCTACGACTCCTGATAATCCAGTAGTTCCTGCTAACTCATTGCAGATGGCGTTGTAGTCTTTATAGTCATCTGGCTGGCGTGTTGAATCAGCCTTGTAATTAAGAGCAGCAATAAGACCCAAACCAGATGTGCCAGCCCATGCGTTAGCAGCACCTTGTTCAACTTTGTATGCTGTCATTACTGGGTAGGTTCCACCATTTGCAAGACGATTAAGTTCGTCTGCTAATGAACTTCCTGCTCTACCTGTTGCCATTACTTAGCCTTTCTCCGTGCTGCTGCGTTGTCCACAAGGTTTGGATATGGTCTGCCAGCCTTCTTAGCCGCTGCCTTAGCCTTAGCCTTCTGTGCCGATGTCAACGGTGTTGACTTCTTCTTAGGGTTTGGCTTGTCCCAAAATGCTTTCTTCTTCACCACTTCACCTTGTCTGCCCAGTACGCTGCAGACATCTTTCCTTTGGCAATGTTCTTAGCGTGACGGGCTTTGAATGATGCTTGACGGGCACTTGGCTTTCTATCGCCAGTTACCCCTTGCTGACCAAAACGAATGGTCTTAACTTGGCTACCATCTTTGGCAACCACAACATGTGACTTAGTTGGGTGAGAGGGAGTGCGCTTTGGCTTGTTAAAGCCAGACACTCCCGCTCGTGTCAACCGTGAATCTTTCTTACTTGCCACGCTTCTTAGCGGCTTTCTTCTTAGCCATGCCAGCCTCTGACATAGCAATAGCAACTGCCTGCTTCTTAGACTTAACTACAGGTCCACCCTTGCCAGAGTGTAGAGTTCCGCGTTTAAACTCACCCATGACCTTGCCGACTTTTTTAGTAGCCTTCTTCATTCTTGTCATCCTTTTCTGCCATAGGTCCTTCTTCGCCAATGCGAACAATCTTGATGTTGTTATACAGAGCAATGTTTGCCTCCGCTGGGGCAGCGTTTAGAGCGCGACCGCCTACACCGTAGGGGTTTACTGAGCCGTAGCATCCACATTCAATGCACATAATTAGTCCTCATCTTCATTTTCGTAGGGGTCGAACAGTGGTATATGGTCTGGGTTAATTGGCTTAGGAAGAATCCAATCAGGGTATGAATCTCTATCCATAATGAGTGTCATGACAACTGACTCAGGAAAGCCTGCTTTTTTAAGCGCTTTCCAATATTCATTAAGTGCAATACAGTACGCTTCTAAAGGTCCGTAATTGTCATCAACAACTTGAACTTTTTTGCTTACTGGTTTTTTTCTGGCAGCCATTACCCCTCCTATTTGAATGTTCCCGTATTACCGTCAAAGGCTTTACCAACCTTGTCGGAAATTCTTACCGCTTCTTGAACCTTTGCCATGGTTGTTCCTGCTGGTTGAATACCTTGAGCACGAGCATCCTTATAGGCTTTTAGTTCTGCATCCCACTTGCTCGTAGACATTGCTACTTTAGAGTTGGCATCGCCTACTCCCATTTCAAGTGTTGTAACCTTGCATCCAAAGCAACCCTCAACATATACAGGGTGCGTTTGTCTTTGATGTAAATTCATTAGATAGCCTCTATGTAAGCGCCGTATCCCTGTGCTGTAAGGGCATCGGCGGTTGCCTGGTCAATAACAGTGACAGTTCCACCCATGTACAGTTCTTGTGCAGATAAGGTTTCTGTCTGACTTGGGTATCGGTAAGAGGAGTAGATACCATTATGCCGCATCACAGTGACACCTCGTGTGATGGTATAACGCTCAAACAATACTCCTTCACCCATTGGAGTTTCTTCAACGGTTGGTGTTGTGAATCTATACTGAGTCATTGCTTGTCCTTACTAATAAGTGAAGGGGCAGGGCTTTCGCCCCACCCCTCCCGCACGATTAAAGTGCAGCGATTGATGAGCCTGATTCAATGCGATATAGCGCAGCCTCACGGTAGCGGGCGAAACCAAGTACGCCGTACCATCCGATTGGGCGGAAACGCATTAAGCGGTCAGTCACATTACCGATAACAACGCCTGGCTCTTGAGCCACAGCCTCAGCCAATGCTTGCTTACCGCAAAGGATTGTATCGAATACGCGAGTTACTGGTGTAACGGTTACAACAGTTGATACTGTTACTGCTGCTGAGTTAGCAACATCTACAGTGAATGTTGTTGTTGAACCTGATGTTGTGATTGCAGTAATCTTCGCAGATGTTCCTACGCCTGTTCCTGAAATCTTGTCGCCAACTTCTGCACGAGAAGCAATGACGGCTGTTGAAGCAACACCAAATGTAAAGCCTGCTGATGTACCAGCGACTGTTACTGCAGTTGTTGCTAGAGCGGTCTGGTCAGCGCCAGCCTTCTCAGAGAACATGCGTGAGTTTTCTACATAGAAAGCACCTTCGTATGTACCGATTGTGCCAGCCCATAGGTTGCCCTGTGACTGCTCTGTGTGAGTGTGGATGTCACGCCATCCAACATTGCCTGTCTCAGCACGAAGGTCGTGTGAAACTTCTGGGTGAATACCTGCCCAGTATAGGCTTCCCTGACGAGGAACAGCCTTGTTTGTACGCAACTTAGCAACTGCCTTACGAAGGTTAGCAGATGTGATTGTCATACCTGCTGTGATTGTTGCTGTTGATGTTGCTGTACCTGAGTAGATAACATTTGTACCCTGACGAAGTGGTGTCTGGGCAATGACATCCAAAGAGTCTGCCATGTTGTATGCGATGATGTCAGCGATTGCTGGGTCAACATCTGAAAGTGAGAACAACTCCAACTTGCGAGTTGTAAGTGATGAGTTTCCTTGCTCGTTTAGAGTTACAGAAACTGTTGATACATCTGGTAGTGCTACTGCATCTACATCTGATGTCTCTGATAGAGCAGATGTTGCCGCTGCCAAGTCATTGTAAAGTGAGAATACAACGCTTGAACCTGGCATCGCCTGCTGCACTGGGCGCTTGTCAGCCACTGCACGAATCATTGGCTGGGCACGAAGTGCGAATTCTACATAACGGTCATACGCTGTCTTGACGAGTCCCGCCATCGAGGTAGTGTCGTTATATGCCATGTGTTCACCTCCTGGTGATTGGTTGATGTTTGTTGGTTAGTTAAATCCAAGGAGTGCATCTAGGTCCTCTTTAGTCTTAACACCTGATACCTTTGTGAACATGTCATTATCAATGTCTGGCATTGAGCCAGTTGATACGACATTGTTCATACGGTGTTGTGCTGAGAGGTCTGGACCTTTTTGTGTTGGCGCTTCATTTGTTTGAGCGGGCTGTACACCAAAGACATCTCCGTATTCATCTACCCACGCAGCGATAGCCTCCTCAGAGGTATCTACATCTTGTGGGATAAAGGCGGAAATCTTTGGGTTTAATCCCTTTGCCTGTAACACATCCTTGACAGTGCGTTGACGGGTCTGTGTTTTAAGACCACTCAACTCCTGTTCTAGTTCTTTTGCACGCTTTTCAAGCGCACGATTTACCTTACGGAGTTGAGACACCACATCTGTTGATGTGTCCATGTCATCTTCGTCATCGAACTGGTAATTTGTAGGCATCAGCCTATCTCCCTTGTTAGTAGTTGTATTCGCAATCCACAATGAAGTTCGGGGAAACCGCATTGGCTATTGCTCCTAGACTTGTACGCCCCCGTGGGCTAGTCGGTCACGGTGGGGATTCTTTTATAGTCCTGGTGCTGAACGAAGTGATGAGCCAGTTACTCCAGCGCCACCACCAAAGCGAGCGCCTTCGCGCTGTGCTCGTTGTTGTGAAGCAAGGATTGCTTCTGGACTTCCTTCGATAACAGCCTTGAGTGCTTCTTGCTCGTTGTAAACTTCACCCTCAATTCCAGTAAGGCGTGATTGAGTGTTGCGTAGTTGCGCTGCTTGCCCAAGTGCTGTCTGCATTTGTTGTGCTGAAAGTTTTGAGTAGGCTTCTGTTCCAACAATCTGTTCTGCTTGAGCAGCGGTCACGCCTTCTAACTTAAAGCCCTTTTCGCGACCAAAGCCTACAAACTGTGCAGCCTTTGCTTGCTTCTGAATAAGAGGAAGTGCCCTGTCTGCATCAAGAACATAGGCAGTAATACCGCCTTCTCCTACATTGTATAACTCTTGTAGTTGTGTTCTAAGACCTGGAGACATAGAGCGAGCCAAGTCCTGACCTACCTGTAAGCGGTCTTGGAATTCCTTTGGCGAAACTAGGTTTCCAATAAGTTTTCCAAAGTCATCAGGGCTGTCATAGAATCCTACTGGCACATCAAAGAATCTTGCTGTTTGAGCAAATGCCTTTTCGTCTTTAATGTACTCTGCCTCGGTAATTGTTTTGCCTTTTCCGCGCAATGCTTTCATGCCTGGAAAACGCAACTGATACTCTGGTTGGTCGTACAACTCAAGCATAAGCATATCTTCTGAAACATCTGCTTTAATACGGCGGTCAATAAAACCAGCCAATGTTTCTAGCCCGTAGCCAGCAAATATTGCACTCAGTCTGTCAGATGCTTTTACTTTCTGTGCAAGTTTTGCAGCCTCTGCCGTTGCCTGTGCTTCTCTTTTTTCAGCAGCAGCCTTTGCTTCTTGCTGGGCTAATGCCTCACGGATTGCCCTATCTATATCTGCTTGAGTTAAGCCACCTTTATTATTTGCTGCAGCCAATGCAGCCGCTGCTGCAATTTCAGCATCTCTTTTTTGCTGGTCAAGTTTTGCTTGCATCTCTGCGATTGCTTTGTCTTGTGCTGCTTTGACAGCAGCATCAATTTGGGCTTGAGTAAAAACATTATCACCAGTTGCAGTTGTAGATACAACAGTGCTGCCAACAGTGGCTGGGTATGCATAATCTGCGGGAAGTTTTAATAATGCTTTATCTTCTGCACTTAAAGATTCTTTGCGTTGGAATCTTCCATAAGCATCTTGAACTTTTTTGTTCTGTGCTGCTGCTTCTTCTGCTGCTTTTTTTAATGCATCTGTTTGAGAAGTTTTATCATATTCAAAGTCTGCAGGAATACCAAGTAATGCTTTTTCTTCGGCTGTTAGTGGTTCTTTTTTATCAAACTTTGCTTTTGCTGCTTGTGTTTTTTCGTTTCGTGCGGTTGCCTCTGCAAATACTCTGTCAGCCTCAATTTGTTCAGGAGTCTTTACTGGTGTAGTAGTCGTAGGCGTAGTAGTTACTGGTGTGGTAGTTACTGGAGTAGTTGTAACTGGCGTTGTGGTTACTGGAGTAGTAGTAACTGGTGTTGTGGTTACTGGTGTAGTAGCAGTTTTAGGAGTAACACTTACACCAATTAACTTTTTTTCCTCATCAGTTAATTCTTGACCACTTGTTAATTTTCTAACGGCTTCTTGTGCTGCAAGACCTCGCTGAGCACTAGCGGCTTTTGCATTTGCTTGTGCAGTTTTTTGTGCAGCAGCATCTGTTCTTGCTCCAACAATTTTTCCTTGCTCATCTACAACAGTAATAGGAGATGGAGTCGGAGCAGAATCTGCCTTAAGGTTAGATACAGTTGCGCCGACCAATTTATTGTAGGCGGCTGGGTCTACTGCTCTAAGATATTCAAGGTAAGAAGTGCGCTCCTCTGCTGGCAATGATGCTTGAAACTTATTCCATTGCGCCTCTGTATATGCCATTAGATAGCCGCCAATCCAAACTTATTCATAATACCTATGCCGTAGCCTTCATACAAACGAGTTGCGTTTTCTGTGTACTGCCAGCGTTCATCTTGCTTGACAAGTTTTTCTGCATCCCACGCTGGGCGAGCAACAATCTTTCCAGTTTTGTCGTCAGTCATGGTAAAGATTTTTCCGTCTTTCCACAGTGGGTCATCCCAGTCAAGGTCATCTTCGCTTTTCTCAAGAAGGTTAGCCCATACCTTGCGCTGTGATGAGGTTACATCCCAAAGGGTACGACCTACCGCAAAGTCATCGGCAAACATTGGATAAAGCAAAGCCTGCTTATCACGAATTTCTTTCTTAATCTGGTCTGGTGTAGTGCGGGCACGCAGTCCGCTTTCTGTTACATCACCAATCAAACGGCGCTGGTAATCTTTTCTGGTTGTATCACTTAGGGTAAAGCCCATGAGTTGCCCGTACTCAGCCAATTCATCTACCGCCGTTGCGTAGGCTCCGCCATTGATTTTACCAATAATCTTGTCATCACTGACAATCTTGTTCTCAATGTAGTTCTCATCCCAGCCATTAAGAAATGCTGTTTCGGAAAGGGATGTTAGGTATGATGAAACTGTAGGGTCAGTAACATCCAAGCCAATGGCTGTAGCAAGACCAGAAATAGTAATCTTGTACTCATTGACTTTTTGCTGGTAGAAACTCTCACCAAACTTGTAACGGCTTGCAACATTAGCAGCAACTGTTGGACCATTCTTGAGGTACCAAGAACTTGCTGTAATCATATCTATGATGGCATTGACAGTTGTATTAAAACTTCCATCTGGATTTCTTACAGCAACATAAATGTTATTAAGTTCAGGTTCATTCTTAAGAAGGTTGACAATCCAAGTAGTCATTGATGGGGTTTGTTCACCGCCACCTGTTCCAGCAAGAATACCTGATGCACCTGTTTCATTGGTGTTAACAGACATTCCAAGAAGTTTTTTCTGCTCATCAGTAAGTTTTCCACCAGAGGTAAGTACTCTGAGGGCATCGTTAATTAGTTCGCTTTTTGATTTAGCCATTATGCTCTAATCCCCAATGCTCTCTCAAGTGCTTCGCCAAATACATTTGCTGTTTGGAACTCTGCGTACATAGGGTCCTTTTTAGCAAGTTCTAATGCAGCAGCAGCAGCCTCTGCCTCACCGTAACCTGGTGTAGTTACAGGAGTCATCTTGCCCTTAATCTTTTTATACTCAGTCTTTGTAGGCTTTGCCATTTGCTGTGCAGCAACTCTTTCTGCAAAGGCTGCAGCCTGCTCATCTCCTACTATGCGACCAGCCTGTTGTTCTCTTGCTGACTTATACAAAGACTTAACATTCTCAGGCTTGAGCATATTGACTGAGTACTTGGTTGAGTAATCTTCACCACCACCACCACCCCATAGTCCGCGCTGGATGTCAAGGAGTTGGTCGGGGGTTAACTTCTTTCCCTGCTTGTTCATCTCCTGTGAGTATTCTCCCCAGGCTTCCCATTGCTTCTTAAGTTCAGGCAAACCTGCGCTTGCACTAACTACACCAGCAGCAACAAGTTTTGCTTTCCATGCAGCCAAAGCCTCTTTATCTGCAATAGGAAATTGATTTACCCAGTCTTTTAAAGCAATAGTATCTTTAACAACTGACTTGGTAGGCTTAGCACCACCGCTACCCCACTCATATTGATAAGTAGTTACTGGCTTTCCAGTATAAACACCACTGTCACCTGATGCTTGCGTGTATGCGTTTAATATTGCACTTGTACTAAAGTTTGGATTTTTTATGGCTTGCTTGAAAACAGGGCTTTGCACTATACCTGAGGTATCGACTCCTTCTTGTTCAGCCCTTGCTAACGACAGCATCATATTTACTTGAGCCGTTGCTTCTGCATCTGTATCTTGCTGTGCAGTTGAGCCTCCGCCACCAAAGAATCCTTGCTGAACGCCTAAACCAGCACCAGCAACCAAACCAGTACGAAACAGTGTTTTGCTTTTGTCAATTTTTCCGCCTGCTTTTCTAGGAGCAAAAGTTGAGGCTAGGTCTTTAATTATTTTTACAGCATTACCACGACCAGCGCCAACACCAGCCTCAATTACTTTTGGGTTGGCTGCAATACTTTTTGCGGCATTACGGAGTTTGGTTTCGGTCCACTCAGGATGGTCATCTTTAAGTATCTGATATATTACTTTTTCGTCCATAGTCCTATCCCAATGTCACAGGGTCGTTTTGTAAGAAGCGGTTATAGAAATCTTCAAACTCTGGAGAGCCTTGAAGTAGTTGAGCGATTGTCTGGTTCCACAAACCATCAAGGTCTGCGTTGTCTTTTGCTGCAAGAGTTGATGCCATTCCGTATGATTTACGGCTTGCTAACTCTCGTGCGACTTGCGTGCGTACATCTAGGTAAACAGCCATAGCCTGAACAACAGGGCGTTGACCATTTTCTTTCATCCATGTAGGGTCGCTTAGCATGGTACGCATAGAATCCATGCGATAGACCCACTTGCCTCGGTCTACGCTAAAGTAATCTACAGCCCAATCTTTGTTGCGGCTAGTCAAGTCAGCAACCATCATCTGCTTAATAGTCTGCAACTCCTCAGCACCAGATTCGTTGTAAGAGTTATATCCTTGTGCAAACAGTTGTGAGTCAAGAAGGTTCATATTCTTGCGGAACTCAATCCAACCCATCTTGATATTGGCATCCTTCTTTAATTCTGCTGGGTTACGGCGAGTACGATAGTTCTCTGTAGAACCAGGAACAGGAGCATTGCCATATTGCCATGCATAGACTGCCTCTGAGAAGTCATACTTGCCATCAGGGTCATTGACCAAGAAGCCAATCATCTCAGGTGTAGTCTGACCAATCTTGCCAATTAAACTATTGTACTTCTGGATATTCTTAAATGCAGCCTGTGATGCAGTAGCACCAGTTGGGTTGAATGAAGCGCTAACCAAAGCAGGACCCATTTCAGGGTACATTTCAAGGAATAAAGACTCTGCATCTGCACCATAAACCTGTTGCAAACGGCGGAACTGTTGAGTATAGAAACTCAAAGTTGAGTCATACTGTGCAGCAAATGGCATTACCAAGTTAGAAAGAATCCTAACTCTGTACAGGCTATCTGCTAATTCTTTAACCTCACCTAGTTCAGGCAGTGTGTTGCGCTCGCCAAGGTTAAAACGAATTAACTCATAGCGGTAAACAGTATTGAATGTACGGCTCCATGCTTCATCTTGACCCTGCAAAGAAATAAGTTTCTGTGCTGCAGGTGGAAACAGTTGGCTTATTGTTCTTTGAATAACATCTTTGCTGGAGCCTTGTGGACCAAATGGAAGAATTGGTAACACGCTTGATGTGACTATATCTTCTAGGTCTGGCTTCATCAAAACTAATTCGTTAACTGGAATAGTTACGATAGGACCAAATCCTGCAAGTGCTTCACCTTGGAACAGGAGGTCAAGGCTTCGGATTGGAATAGACATTTGTGTTCCAGATGAACGCATTGCCTCTGCCATTCCTTTGCCCCACCCTGGAATAAGGCTGATTGTTTTAATCGCACCTTCTGGCATAGGTAGAACAATCTTGTTGTCATAACTAAACTCAGTAGTTGGGTTTCCATCTTGGTCAACCACATTTGGCTGGTTACGCAGAGAAGAAATAACCTGTCCTGCACGGGCGACAACTGCTGGATTTTCCTTAGTAAGTCCATACCAACGGCGGATAGTGTTTTCCCATGCGTTAAAGAACGGCATAATGAAACGCAT